TTCTTCAGTTACAGTAATAGTTGTTTGTGTTACTTGGTTAGTTGTAGTTACATTTTCGACAACTGATTCTGTAAATTTTGTTGTAGTAATGGTTTCTAAGTTATCACCAACTTGTGAAGTAGCAGTTCCTGTAACTTCACTAGCAACAGATACAGAAGTCACAACGCCACCTTGCGGGCCTGTACCCCCAACTGTATATTGTTGATCGTATGCTAGACTATAAGAGGAAGAGCAACATAGCAAGACTACCAAGGCCAACGCCCCAAGTCTTCTTATTGTTGTTCCATTCTTTTTCAACGTTTTCAAGTTCATGTTCCTTCAACCATTTCTCATAATCGGGACGCTTCTCTGGATTCTCTGCCCATGCCTTCGCCGCATCAACTCCAATTTTGCCTTTATAAGGACAAGGAGTTCCTGCCATTTCCATAGCTTCAAATACTCTTGCATCTTGGCATAAAAGACTTACTGCCGCAACCTTCATGCCCATACCATACAATGATCTAGATAACTTGAGTCTTTCACAGTTTAAATCTCTAATGGTTGTACCGCCAGCTATACCAAAAATTTGGGTTTGTATAGCGGCGCTTGTGCCTGTAGAACATACATCTTGATTGTTAATCATTACGTTTGGAGCCGAAGCCGTTGGAGGAGTTCTATCTACAGTAGTAGTTCCAGTAACCGTGGATGTTACTGTATTCTCGGCGTGCGCCGTTGCACTCATTAAAAAAATTGTTACCATGACAGTAACAATAAGTGTTGAAAACTTCTTCATGCCCTCTTGCTCCTGCATTTCCCAACCTGGTAGAGTTGTGCCCGATTAAACTTATTATTTTATATAATAGTATTTAGCAGACAGCCCCAGATCTCAGTAGATATCCATTGCAAGATACAATTAACTGCTACTATAATTAATTATTTTAATGGGCAACCTGAACAAGTATGTTGGTCTAGAATTCTAAACATACTATGTTCGTGAGTGACAAAATAGTCAGTGTGAGGTCCAGCTCCAATTTTGCATGTTGTAAACATTAAGTGTCTAGATTCTTCATCTCTGTGTGTTCCACATGCTGGTGCTTGATTTTCAGCTACAATTGGGTGAGCAAAAACTACATCGGGAAATCCGTCATTATTAACATCATAATAGATTGTAATACTTCTAGGAACTTCGTTGACTTTCCAGTCTAAAACATACTCTAACGCAGGCTCTTTAATAAAAGGATTCTCACCAAACCATTCACCCCAGAATTGATTAGTCGTTCCTTTTTTAGGAACGTCCATTAGTTCATGTTCGGCCATGCCTTCATGAATGCCTTCATGAGCTGTAGCTTTCGTTACTAGCCATGATGTTAAAAAGATTGAAAATAATATAAGAAGTCCTGCCATTACATGACGTTTAATTGTCATTGTAAACTCCTGTGGTTATACCGCTAAATTTTTTAGATTTTGAATTAAGCTACACCAATGTAGCTGTTCGTGATTAAGGCGATACTATCCACAATATATAGTATAGTGTATTTATCGCCTTAATAATTAAGATGTGATTACTTTAACCAAGCAATCTTTTCGCCTGCGTCTTTTCTTCTACTATGTTCTTCTATGGAACCTGGATATCTCCATCCCCATATAGCACAACATAACATTGCACCACCTGTCCACATAATTGCTTTTATGTTTCCTGTCGTAAACCACATTAAACATAAACTTGATGCCATTGTTACCAACATCAAATACTTTGCTTTTGTAGGAAATACTCTTTTAGAAGCCCAGTTAGTTAAAAAGGGTCCAAATAGTTTGTGGTTCATAATCCAGTTATGCATACGATCCGAACTTCGTGCAAAACAAAAAGCCGCTCCTACTGCCGGTGTTGACCAAGGTAACCCTGGTAGATATACACCAATAATTGCAATTACTAATAGGACACAACCTAAACTAAACCACAATGCCTTTTTTATATTAATCTTCATACAACTCCTTTTAGAGAAAAGCCTTTCTATGTGACTTTGTCTCTACTTTAACTAAAGCATCTACTAAATTGTCCATCATAGCATCTGTATGATGCGGAGTTGGAGCAAACCGTAAACGTTCAGTACCTACCTCTACTGTAGGATAGTTAATAGCCTGACAATAAATTCCAAAATCATTGATTAAGGCATCGCTCATTGCTTTACAGCGTTTTGCGTCTCCTACGAAGACCGGTACTATATGTGTTTCGTTTTCAAAAATTTGTAAGCCATTTGTTCTTAATAGTGTCTTTAAATGACCAGCACGTTCCTGATGTTGTACTCGTAGTTGATTGTTGTCCCGCAAATATTTTACACTTGCTAAAGCACCAGCACAAGTGACTGGTGATAAAGAAGTAGTAAAAATAAAACCTGAGGCGACCGAACGGATAGCGTCTAAGACAACTGCCTTCCCTGCTATATATCCACCCTGTACACCAAAGGCTTTACCTAACGTACCGTTTAATATATCAACTCTGTCCTGTGATCCTTGCTTTGCTGACCAACCAGCACCTGTTTCACCATACAGGCCAACGGCGTGGACTTCATCAAGATATGTAACGGCATTATATTTTTCAGCTAAGTTGAGAATGTCATCTAATTTACTGACATATCCATCCATGCTATACACAGACTCAAAAACAACACAAGGTGTTCCTTTGACGTCTTTCAGTATACTTTCTAACTGCTCTAGATCATTGTGCTTAAAAATATGTTTCTTAGCACCACTGTTTCTGATTCCTTCAATTAATGAAGCGTGATTTTTACTATCACTTACAAATTCAATGTCGGGAATGATTCGTTTAAGAGCAATCAATGTCCATTCGTTGGCAACATAAGCTGAAGTATAAAGCAGAGCGGATTCTTTGCTATGCAGAGAAGCTAACTCATGCTCTAATGCAACATGATAATGAGATGTTCCAGCAATATTTCGTGTGCCACCTGCACCCGCACCTGTCTGGTTAAGGGCAGTTTTCATAGCATCTAAAACAACTGGATGTTGTCCCATACCTAAGTAATCATTTGAACACCAATTTACAATATCCTTAATATTATATTTGCCATACCATATGGCGTTAGGATATTGTCCTCTGGTACGAAGAATATCGTTAAAGACACGGTAATTGCCGTTATCTTTAAGTTCTTGGATCTTCTCCTGAAATGGTGTTAGGTCTATCATTAGTCTGTGTATTTATGTGGGGTTTTTTAGGTGGACCTATATAATGAACGTGCGGAGCACCAAAAGAGCATCCTATAGGCGGCCAACTAACAATGTAACCAGCTTCACGCATTTCTCTATCACTTTGCGCCATCCAATCACCAAATTTGCTAAACCAATTTAAAATTTTTCTAAACATACTATTATATAGCAGAAAAGATTAACCCCCTGTAGGTACTATTGATTCTCTACAAGGGGCTCGCTATCTCAATACGTTTATTCGGGCTACGCCGCGATTGTTGTTAGGCACTAGACTACTATTATTTTTTATACATCATCATTATTGATAACAAAATAAATGGAAGTATCTCTAGTACGATCATAATTAGTTTTTCATGTTTGTCTTCCGCTAATAAAATGCAATATGCTTACTATGATTATAGTAACACAAGTAATTATGTAGGTCAAGCGAAAACCATACTAAAAGTGGTTTAAATTAGTGTTTTTTGGATCTGGATCTGCCCATGTAGTGTTCTGAAGGTTCGTAATTCCATCTTTTACCTTTATGTCCTCGAACTTCAGCATACCACATTCGCATTCTGCAAATTAGTCGTTTTACTTTGTATGCCATTTTTACCTTAAGTATAAATTGTTAAAAAATATGCTTAAGGAATAGCAATACCCTAGTCTTTTCCAGTGTCTGTATTGATTATATGGGTATTTATATAAAGTGTCAAAAAGGTTGACATAACAGAAAAAATATAATATAATACAGCTATTAAATCATACAGGGGGATATATTGGATTATTCGCAACACAAAATTTTAGTAGACGTAGATGGAGTATTGTTAGATTGGACAACATCATTTGAGGCTTGGCTTAAAGAAACTCAAAATATATATGTTGAAGATACTACAGACGAAAACATATACGACCTATCACAACGGTATGGAATTAATAGACCACAAGTCAATGCTCTTATAGAACGTTTTAATTCTAGTGCATGGATAGGCTTTATTAAACCCTTCAGAGATTCTGTTGATGTACTTGCTAAATTTAAAGTACTAAACTATCACTTTGAAGCAATCACATCATCACACACAGACCGCTGGGCCGCCGAGCTTAGACAACAAAACTTAGAACGTTGGTTCCCTGCAACTATTCGGCGTGTTCGCTGTTTAGAAACTCAAGCACCAAAAGATGATATTCTTAAAGAGTATCCAGAGGGTCTTTGGTGGGTTGAAGATAAACCAGAAAATTGTGAAGCTGGACTGCGGGCAGGACTGCGTCCAATTCTTATGACACACGATTTTAATGAGGAGTACGACAATCCAGAAGTTGTACGAGTGCAGAACTGGCAAGAAATATATAACATTATTACAAAACATAAATTAGAATAAGGATCAAATATGGATTTAACTTTGCTCTACATGGTCGTAGGATTTATTCTTGCGGCATACTCAGTTGTTGCTAATGATAGTGTACAAACATTAGGTCCTTGGATAGCATCTAACTCAGATCATCCAGGTAACACAGAGCCATCATTTAATTGGCAAACACTTTGGCTATCAGCATCAGCAGTTTTAATATTTACATTATGGTATGGGTGGTATATTAACGGGGGCGACATATCATTTGGTAGACTAAACAAAATACCTTTCCAAGAAGTACAATGGTACCATGCAACTGCTCCACTTGTACTTCTATTACTAACACGAGTTGGCGTACCTGTATCAACAAGTTTCTTAGTCCTGTCTGCATTTGCTAGTACATTTGTATTAGAAAAGATGTTAGTTAAATCTATTATAGGATATGCCTTAGCGGCAATAGTTGCTTATGCTATTTGGATGGTAGTTGAACGTGTTATAGATGAGAAAGCAGATAAGGTACCTGAAACACATAAAGTTTATTGGCGTGTTGGTAGTTGGATCACTACAGCATTCTTATGGTACACTTGGTTATCACACGACATGGCCAATATTGCTGTATTCCTTCCTAGAGTATTATCCGTTGAATGGATGCTTTTTGTATCTGTTGTGTTTATAGTATTCTTAGGATACACGTTTTATGAACGTGGAGGAAAGATTCAACACGTTGTTTTAGAAAAGACTGGCACTAGGTATGTACGTTCAGCAACATTAATTAATTTAGTATATGCATTTATATTAATGTTCTTTAGAGAGTATAATGATATTCCTATGAGTACTACTTGGGTCTTTGTTGGATTGTTATGTGGAAGAGAACTTGCAATATCAACACTTATGGAAAACTATAAGTTTAAGTATGTGTTTCCTATAATAGGACGAGACTTCTTAAAAATGATGTTAGGACTAATTGTATCAGTAGGAATTGTGTTAGCAATACACTATGTTATTATACCTAACGGGTTACACTAATCATTAAATAATCGCTTAATACCACCTCCAACTTATTTAAATATAAGGTCAGAAAGACAAACTTGGAGGGCTCTTATGATAGCAGAACTAGTAACAATGTTCGGTGCAAAGGCGTGTTGTATTGGCGCGGCTGGTACTGGCGGAATCTGTAATGCAGTAGTACGTAGAAAAACACCAATTAAAGATATATTGATATCAGTATTAGTAGGATGGGTTGCGGCGGAATTTTTTATTCCAGCACTAATGGCCCATTTTGGCTTTGGAACTGAGGTAGCACTTGCTATAGCATTTGTTTGTGGCTATTCAGGTGTTAGACTTATGTCAAAAGTAGAAGGAACTATTTTAGATAAACTAAAGTTCTAATTCTTCATTAATGTAATTGGATCTAAACTTTTCATAGCAGATGGTTGCGGAGCTTCTTTGCTACCATCTGCTAAATTGTTTAAGTGTT